GGCAGTAATGCTTTTGATTTTGATATAGATTACGCAAATGCGATAAACTATGTAGATGTTAATGGTAGCAGTAACACAATTAATTTTAGTGGTAGTGGTTATGCTGGTACTACTTCCGCTGATAGTGGATATTTTTATTTAGATTTAGATGGTAGTTCAAACACACTTGATATTACACAATCTTCAACGCTTGCAAGGGACTATATTAAGCTTATTACAAATACTTCTAATAGTAATATTTGTATTACTCAAAACGACCAAGGTACAAGCACAAGCTGTTGAAATAGGAGATATATCTGAGCTTTCAGGCTCTGCTAGTGTTGTCAGAGATCAACCTTATGACGCTACAGTAAATTTTGGTATCCAAACAAATGATGAGGCTATAACTAATAATGGCCGTATGGCTATTAAGTTTTTAGATGACAGCCAGGTAAAACTTACAGAACACTCACAACTCTTAATAAACGAATACGTTTTTGATCCTGATCCAGATAAATCAAAAATGGCTCTCACCTTTGCATTAGGCACCACTAGATTTATAACTGGTAATCTTAACCGTATTAATAAACAAAACATATCTTTACAAACTCCAACTGCAAATATAGCTATACGTGGTACTGACTTTACTGCAACGGTTAATGAATTAGGTGAATCATTAATAATACTGTTACCTGATGCATACGGTATTTCTAGTGGTGAAATAGAAGTTATAACAGCAACAGGTAGTGTAATACTCAATCAACCTTTTCAAGCAACAACAGTAGACGTATTTGAAAGTGCGCCAACCAAACCTGTTATTTTAGATCTCACGTTAGATTTAATTGATAACATGCTTATAGTCTCACCACCTGATGAGGTAGTAATAGAATCTGAAGATGTAATACTAAAATCTGACAGTATTTTAGATTTTAACGATTTAGATATTGACTATTTAGATGAAGATTTTTTAGATAATGAAGCTGAACTAGAATTTACAGAGTTAGATATAAATTATCTTGATGTTAATTTTTTAGAGGATTTGCTTGATGTTTTAGATGCGTTAGAGGTAGCAGAGGAAGAAGATCAATTATCACAAGATATTGGCTCTATTAGTATAACCGGGACTGAATTTGGACAAGACCCTGATACTCAAATAATCTCTTTTATAGATGGTGAAAAACTTACCCTTATCAGAAGTGTTAATAATACCGCTAGAGTTGATCTAGATACTAATGGGAGCTATACCGTTATTTTTATTCAGGATGGTGTTTCTAAAACTATTAAAATAAACGGAGGTAGTAGTAGCGTTATCACTATTAGACAAAGCCAGTGAAACATAAATTATTTATATGCTTGTTTACTCTACTATCATTACCACTTATATTCCAAAGCCAACCTACAGAAATACTAAAACTTAAATTTTTTGATGCTTTTGTGGAGCAAAAAGAACCTTCTAACTTTTTTACTATTTTAAATTTAGATGAGCAGTTTATAGCAGACGAAGGAGGCTGGCCGTTGCCAAGACAGAGGTTGGCTGAAATACATGTGGATATACTTAATGCTGGAGCTCTTGGTGTAGGGTGGGTAATATCATTTCCACAACCTGATCGTATGGGTGGCGACGCAGTATTTGCTGAGGTCTTAGGCTATGGCGGTTCTGTTCTAGCTATGTTTGAAAACCCTAATGGTATATATCCAAAAACCTCTGGCACAGTTTTACTCGGTCCAGATGTCGGTGGTATGATGAGTCAGGGAGTAGTGCAGAATATTGATGTACTTAAACTGTCTGCGGATCAAGGTATTGCTACTGCTCCCGTAGACGTTGATCAATTAGTCCGCAGAATACCACTTTTACTTAGAACTCCAGATGGCTTTGTATCCGCGTTTGGTACCGAAGTGATGAAAATGCTTGTTGGTAATAATACTTACATTATAAAAACTAATGATAATGGTATAGAAGAAATAACGGTACAGGGTTTAGCGCCAGTCAAAACAGACAGTCTAGGTCGTAAATGGATAAGCTGGGTTGATACGCCAGAGACAACATTACAAGAACTAGATGTAGCAAATAAATTTGTTTTTATTGGAGTGACAGCGGCAGGAGTGATGCCGCAAATTTCTACGCCTGTTGGTTTGTTGGAGCCACATAAGATTCAAGCGGCATTATCTGAGTCAATTTTGATTCCTGACAGTCCATATATACCAGATTTTGCTTTTGCGTTGGAAATTTTAATTTTTACAATTTTTGTCACTCTGACGTGGCTCTCAATCAATTATCTTGGTGTCGTTAAGGGCATAAGTCTCGCTGGTGTTTTACTGCTTACCAACGGCTTCTCAAGCGTTTTTTTAATCAAAAAGGGCATTTTGATAGATTTTACCTGGACTTTTGTATCGCAAGTGCTCACAAGCGCAACAGCTTTCTATATAAACTATCGTAAGCAGTACAAATTACGTCAACAGATAAAGAAACAATTTGAACACTATTTAGATCCAAGACAAGTAAAACACCTACAGAATAATCCTGACGCACTTAGACTTGGTGGCGAAAAAAGATACTGCACCTATTTATTTACTGATGTGCGTGGATTTACCGCTTTATCTGAAACTCTAGAACCTGAGGAAGTTACCCATATTATGAACGAAGCTTTAACAATACAGTCTAATGCTGTAAAAAAATATGGCGGTATGGTAGATAAGTATATTGGTGACGCTATGATGGCCATATTTAATGCACCAATAGATTTGGATCATCATGAAGATATGGCTATAGAAGCAGCACTTGAAATAATGCAGGATATGAAAGAAGCAAATATAGGCGTAGATATTGGTATAGGTATTAACAGTGGCGAAGCCTGTGTCGGCAATATGGGTAGCGACACTAGGTTTGATTATAGTGCTATTGGGGATGCGGTTAATACTGCTGCTAGGCTGGAAAGCGCAACTAAAGATGTTGGAGTTGATTTAATAATAGGCCATAACACTAAAAAATATTGTAGTTTTGAGTTAGAATTACTAAAACCAATTAAAGTTAAAGGTAAAAAACAATCTTTAGCAATATATACTATTAAATAATATGGTTAACAAAAGACTTACAGTTCAAGACGTGGCTAAAGATTTAGCTGTATCAAAAAAAGAAAACGCAGAGCGTTGGAAAACTGCTTTCAACGAGTTTGCAGATATAAAACAAGAAATCGCATCTATAAATACAACTATAAGAATGGCAACATTTGGTGTTTTTAGTTTTGTTGGTGCTTTAGCTATAGCAGTATTTACTACGGTGATATTATGAAAAAATTAATCAAAGGCATTTTAGGTCAAGTAGCACCTACTATTGGAACTGCTTTAGGTGGTCCTATGGGCGGTATGGCAGGTAATATGATTGCAGATGTGCTTGGTTGTGCAAACAATCCAAAAGATATAAAAACAGCAATACAAAACGCTACACCTGAACAAATGATGCAAATAAAACAAGCTGAGCAAGATTTTAAAGTAAAGATGAAAGAGCTTGAGGTTGATGTATTTAAGCTTGAGACAGAAGATAAACAAAATGCAAGAGGTATGTTCAGTAAAGATTGGACAGCAAGAATTATAGGTATAGCCACTATTGGAGGTTTTTTAGGCTATATTTTTTTGGTAACGCTACAACCACCAGAACAAAACTCTGAGGCTTTGATAAATCTTGTATTGGGATATTTAGGAGGATTAGCAAGTGCCATTATTTCGTTCTATTTTGGAGCTTCTCACTCGGGCGACAAAGGAGAGTAACATGCAAATTTCAGAGGAAGGAAAATCACTTATTAAAAAGTTTGAGGGCTGTGAATTAGAAGCTTACAAATGTGCCGCAGGAAAATGGACAATAGGTTTTGGCAGAATAAAAAATGTAAAAGAAGGTGATACTTGTTCACAAGAACAAGCAGACAAGTGGCTGGAGGAAGAGCTACCTGTATATGGAGCATACGTAAGTGATGCTGTATTAGTGCCGCTAGAGCAAAATGAATTTGATGCTTTAGTTGCTTGGACATACAACTTAGGTCCATCAAATCTTAATAACTCCACTATGTTAAAAGTTCTAAATAACAATAAAAAAGATGAAGTACCACATCAAATGCGTAAATGGAATAAAGCAAGAGTTAATGGAGAAAAAGTTGTCTTACCAGGACTAGAGCGCAGAAGATTAGCAGAATCTTTACTGTTTGAAGGTAAAGAATGGCATGAGGTTTAGCGCATGCCCTTGCAAAAAACAGTTTTCAGACCAGGCATAAATAGAGAAGGTACCGCATATGATAACGAAGGCGGGTGGTTTGATTGTAATCTTGTAAGGTTTAGAAAGGGCAGGCCAGAAAAGTTTGGTGGTTGGGAAAAAGTTACAGATAACACTTATCAAGGAACCGCAAGAGCTTTACACGCTTGGATTGCATTAGAGGGCACAAAGTATTTAGGAGTTGGCACACATTTAAAGTATTATGTGCAAGACGGTAGTGCATTTAACGATATTACTCCCATTAGATCAACAACGTCAGCAGGAGATGTTACATTTTCTGCAACAAATGGCAGTTCAGAAATAACTGTAGCTGATACAGCCCACGGGGCAGTAAAAAATGATTTTGTAACTTTTAGTGGCGCAGCTTCACTTGGCGGTAATGTTACAGCTGCTATTCTGAATCAAGAATATCAAATAGATTCTATTGTAAATGCCAATAGCTATAAAATAACTGCAAAAGATAGCTCTGGTACAACAATAACAGCAAATGCTTCTGATAGTGGAAATGGTGGCTCCTCAGTTGTTGGTGCGTATCAAGTAAATGTAGGTCTAGATGTTTACGTTCCCGGTACTGGTTGGGGCTTAAACGGTTGGGGTGAAGGTGCATTTGGGCAAGCAGCAGCTCTATCCAGCACAAACCAACTAAGACTTTGGACGCATGATAATTTTGGCGAAGATTTAATAATTAATCAACGTAATGACGGTATTTTTAGATGGTTAGAGTCAGGAGGCACATCAACTAGAGCTGTAGAACTATCGCAAATATCCGGAGCTAATCTTGTGCCAACTAAAGCGCTGCAAGTGATTACATCAGAGGTTGACAGGCATTTAATAGTTTTAGGTGCAGATCCCATAAGTGGCACATCTAGAACAGGAACTATAGACCCTATGTTAATAGCATTTAGTGATCAAGAAAACGCATTAGAGTTTGAGCCTAAATCCACTAATACAGCAGGTTCTCTAAGACTATCTTCCGGATCATCAATTATTGGTGCGGTAAAAGCTCGACAAGAGGTTCTTGTTTGGACTGATACCGCCTTATACAGCATGCAGTTTGTTGGTCCACCTTTCACATTTGCTGTTAACTTAATTAATGAAGGAACTGGATTGGTGGCACCAAAAGCAGCCGTTACTGCCCCATCAGCAGTATTTTTTATGAGTTACAATAATTTTTACTTCTATAACGGTTCTGTTAATACCTTACCTTGCTCAGTACATAATTATGTATTTAACGACATAAATCTTACACAATCCTTTAAAATACATGCTTTTACTATTAAAGATAAAAATGAAGTCGGATGGTTCTATTGTTCTGCTAACA